TCAAGAGTACATTGGATTAACTGTATTGAGTTTTGGTGGTAATGCCCGTCGCACGGTACACCGCAGAGTTCAAAAGCACATCCAACGTGCGTATGCTGAGGATAAGAATTGGGGCTTGAGCCGTTCTATTAGAGAATGGGGTCCGGAATCGTTTACATATAGTGTAGTAGAAGTTGTGCGTGGTAAGGCTGAGGCTCATCAACGTGAAACATATTTGATCAATTCGTTGAAGCCTGCACTTAACACATTTTGCAAGAAAGGATAAAATATGCCAAGTGTATTTTTAACAAGTGACACCCATTTCGGTCATGCCGGAGTGTGTAGATTCACAGAAAGTGACGGAGTCACTAAGATTAGGCCATGGACTGATCCAGATGAAATGGATGAAGAAATGGTCAAGCGTTGGAACGACCGAGTTAGGCCTAACGATAAAGTTTATCACTTAGGCGATGTTGTTATCAACCGCAAGTCATTAAGCATCATGCACAGATTAAACGGTGACAAGGTCTTAATTCGAGGTAACCACGATATCTTTAAAGATACAGATTATCGTGAACACTTTCGTGAGTTACGTGCATACCATGTTATGAACGGAATGATCTTAAGTCATATCCCATTACATGAGGCAAGTTTAGGCCGCTTTGGAGTCAATATCCATGGTCATTTACACAGTGGTCGTGTAAAAAAGGCTCGTGGTGTAGATGCCAAGACAGGTGCTATCTTATACAGTGATGAAATTGACACAAGATATCATTGCGTATGCGTGGAACAAACTGACTTTGCGCCCATCTTATTTGAGGACGTTATAGACCGAATCAAAAACGAAGGTGGTGAAGTTGGTTTTAGAAGTGGAAACGGTCCTGCAATGTGACCGTTTTCATTGTCTTTAAACCCAACCTATAGTACAATACAGATATTGATTGGAGCATAGCATGACCTTACAAGAAGTTATCGAGGCATTTGAGTACAAGATTAGCGGTGGTAGTGAATACCAATGGCATTGCTTTGGTGACCATGCACGTTTCTTAGATTTTGAAACTGAATATGGTAACGGTAGTGTTATTTTTGATTCCGTTGATCAAACTGTATATCAAGCAGAAGTGTGGGTAAGAGAGTTAGGTGATTCTAAATCTAGACCCTATCGTTGGTCTAATCCTGACTACTTTGATGCATATTTAAAGGAAGCCACAGAACGCAATGTCAAGTATCGTGTTGCCTATGATGATGTTGAGTTTATCGACCTAGAACAGGCAGAGGACTTTTTTGAAAAGGCAAAGGCTATTATGAATGGCATTGAGTTTGACAAACGTATTGTAGTGCCATTGGATCTTCCTGACAGTTTGATGTTAGAATTGTTTAAGGAAGCGCATAAACGTGATATTACTTTAAATCAACTTGTAGACAAAATTCTACAAAACTTAGTGGATACTTATGAATGACTTATTTTTTGAAATTTTTGATTGGATAAAAGATGATTACAAGGCTTACCCACTTAGGTTCTTCGTTGAAGTTTTGGCTTGGGCTACTAGTATCGGTTGTAGCATTACGATGGCTACCACTACACCCAATCCCCCTCTACTTATTCTTTACCCTGTGTGGATTAGTGGTTGTGCTATGTACGCTTGGTGTTCTTACACTAGGAAATCGTTTGGTATGTTGGCTAACTACTTACTATTAACTACAATTGATAGTATTGGATTAATTAGGATGTTACTACAATGAAAACTTGGACAGTAGACGTACAAGAAGATTCCAAAACAGGAGATGCAATTATTCAGTTTCCTCCTGATTTGCTTGAGGAAGCAGGTTGGGTTGAAGGTGACGATATTGTTTGGACAGACCTCGGTGATGGGAGTTATAGTTTGACTAAGAAAGAAAAAACTGAATGGGTTATGGTTGAAGCCCTAAGTCAATTCAAAGTTACTTACATGGTTGAAGTGCCTAAGGGTAAAGCAGAATATGCACTAGACACCGTAGCAATGGAAGACGCAAAAGAGTTTAGCCAAGAGCATTTGCGTCCAACTGATATCATTCTCAATCACCGTGTAGTGTCTAAAGAAGAGGCATTGAAATTGTGTGATGAACGCAATGAATATGGTAGTGAATGGGATGAAGAAACAAAAATCAAAAACTTTTTTACAACATGGAGTGAACAAAATGAAGGTAAGTGAGAATCCTCAACTAAAGTCTATCATGACCGATAGTGACTGGGAACAGTTTGGTCCGTGGCTCAAGTCTATGTTAAAGATGGGCCCAGCAACAATTACTTTCACTAAGAAAGATGGCAGTGAACGTGTTATGGAATGTACACTTCAGCCTAAACTATTGCCTCCTGTTGTTGTAACCGAAGACACAGAGTCAAAGAAAAAGAAAGCCGCTAATGATAACGTTGTGGCTGTCTATGATTTGGAAGCAAAGGGCTGGCGTAGTTTTACACTACGTACGGTGAAACGTGTAGAATTTAAGATGTAACGTTTTAATAAACGTAGTTTTAATGTTGTTTTTGAAGTTAAATATAAAGGATACTTATGTCTAAACTTGCTCTCTACGGGAGACCATTCGTTGTTTTCGATGCTAGTAACAAAGATCACAGGAGATGGTTTGCTCATTTTAATAAACACATGTCTTGGGGCGAGTGCCCGGTACGTTTTGTAATGGACAATGATCACGGTGATTTAATCACTATGATGCAACGGGAAATGATTCAGTATTACGTAGATAAAGAGTTTAAGAAAAAGGTTGACAATTAAAGAGTTTGGGTGTAGAATACGGATATGATGAAAAAGCAATCATTTACTGTTAAGTTTGAACGTCCTAAGACTAGGGCTCATAAGGTGCTGTTTGATAACAACAGCCCTTTTAAGTCCAAGGTTGTGGAAGATAAAACTGCCTACAAGCGCAAGCCCAAATTCAAATACAGAGACTGGCAAGAAGCCTAATGCGCAGGTAAAAGACACCGATCTCATCTAAGGGTTTGTACCGTATCTTAGATACGGTTTTCCTTTTTAGACCAAATCAGTGCAATTGAAAGAAAAGTAAATGAAATTTAAAAACACAATATTAGGATTATTATGTTTTTTAACATTCAGTACAACAGCACATGCAACAAACATACACAATAGTAAATTTTTAACAGTAGTACAAACTAACGAAAAAGTACCACACTATAACAAAACTGATCTTTTTTGCATGGCAAAAAACATCTACCATGAGGCCGCATACGAACCTAAATTAGGTAAACTTGCAGTAGCCCAGGTAACAATCAATAGGTCTAAAGACCCAAAATTCCCCAATAGTATTTGTGATGTTGTATTAGAGCCTAATCAGTTTTCATGGGCCAATAACCATCGCAAACAATGGACTAAACCCTCAGGCCCCAAATGGGAAGAAAGCAAACAAGTTGCTAAAGAAGCCATAGTTGAGGGTAAAAGAATCGTAGGATTAGAGCGTGCCACATATTACCATGCCAACTACGTACACCCACATTGGAAAAAAATGACTAAAATAGCCCAAATTGGGTTGCACATTTTCTATAAGTATGGCTAAGTTATTGATTTGTCAAGCCTTTTTTCCTAAAAATAATGGATAAAAAGGCTTGACATTTATTCGTTTTGGGTCTACAATATATACATAGACTGAGAAAACGGAGATCGAAATGATTACTGCTGAACAAATCCTTCAGGGCAAGACTCTTGCTGAACAAGCAAGTCTGTCGTATTTTAACAACACTCTCAAGGGTCAGGATGCATATGCATGCGGTTTTGCTTGGGTTGAGGTCTATGTAGATCGCACTAATTCCAAGCAGGCTCAAGAACTTATCAAGGCCGGATTCCGTAAGGATTACAAGCCCAAGTGTCTGAGCATGTGGAACCCGGGTGGACTGGGTGTGCAAAACGTTGATTGTAAAGAGGAAGGGGCTATTGCTATGGCCAAGTACCTTCAGGCTCTTGGACTTCGTGCGTATTCGGCGTCACGTTTGGATTAAAAAGTGGCTAAAAAGGCTTGACAATAAATGGCTTTGGGTATATAATACAATCTTAGACAGTTAAATAAAGGACACGAAATGACTACATT